AACAGAGCATCCTCAACGGCACAGGCATAGGTGTTCAGAAGAGCAGGGGCTTCAGCACCGAAGTGCTCAAGTACTTCAAGACTTTCGTTGCTGATTCCGCTTAGATACTGATCTTGAGCCTGACTTGCTCCGTGCTGAGCCGCCTGCTGCACCAGCTGGCTGACCTCTGCTTCCGAAAATGCCTGGGTTGAAACTTGGGGCTGCGAAGTCGGGGCTACCGATTGCGCCATTGAAGCCCAGCTGGGTTGTGTAGTTGCCTGCGGGGTTGGCGTCGTTTGGTAAGCCGAGGGTGAAACCTGGGCCTGGGAGGGGCTGGACGTATTCAGGCTTGCGCTCAGAGCCTGAAACGCCTGTTGCCATGGATTGACCTGGGGTGCCGAAGCCTGCTGGGCCTGGGCCGGTGCCTGGTAAGCCGGAACCTGCGGTGCCACCGATTGGGCCGGTGATACCTGGGAGGTTTGGGGTGCGCTCGTCGCGTACTGACTCGCCGCGCTGGGCACGTAATTGGTCGGCGCTGCTGAGCTCGTCTGGGGTGCTGCTGCTGTCGCCTGGCTTGTAACTTCCACTGTAACTTAACTCCTTACGTAAAAATTCTAAAGATCGATATAAGAACCCTGTCATATCAAGGTTCGGGTCAGATGCCAGAGGCATGTCTGGCATTTGTGGATGTGGTAATTGATAGAAACTACCAAGAAGACTGATAAAGCTGTTAATACTGCTTTGGGTTTGCTGGACCATTCTGAACGGAAATCCGCTTAACATTGCGGCTCTTTCTTCGTCAGTTTTTCCGGGGAAGAGATATTTCAGAGCTTCAATAGAATCAACTCCTAATTCTTGAAGGTTTCGAACGACAATACTGTTATTCAGAATGTCATCAGTACTTTCTTCAAAGACTTCGCCCATCCATCTCCAGCTGACTTTTGTTGAGCCATCGGGGATGAGGCCAGTGACACCAGGAGGTATCTCACCTGAGTCTAGTCTAACACGCATCTCATTATCACGTTTTTCGACGAATTTGCGATAATCTTTTTTGTATTTCTCAGCAGCTTTTTTATACATCTCCTCATCTTTATATTCCTCAGGAAGAGGTAGCATTGGCTCTTCAAGTCCAATAGCAACTGCAAATGATTCTCTAAAATTACGCTCTTCAGCGTAAATCATCATTGCAAATAGACGGCACAGTCCGTAGGTAAATAATGACCTTGCCTTTTTCTCTGCTGTAGCAGCAACACGTCCATATAGAGTTTTAATCTCGTATGCAGTTGCAGCTGTATTGATATCAATGTCATCAACACCGCCTAGCGCTAAGCGAATCTCAGATCGGTATTGTTTGACATACAGATTTTGATCGCCAGACACACTGTCGGGTGTCATGTATCCAACTCGATCAGTTGGTTCAAGGTTGGCAATCACGCGAGGCACTTTGATCTGACCATCAAGCGATGCGCCGCCAAAGGGCTGACTTACACGAGTACTTGATCTAGAGGATGCTCCAATTGGTGCAAAACCGGCTTGAGAGCTAATTGTAGGACGAAAAGAATTCTCATCACCACTATCAACGATGTCATGCTTAGGTCTACTAGAAATAAGAGTGGGATTACCGAAGAACTTCATGTTCTTACGAATGTTTCGTACTAATTCATCGTGATATAAGATTTGGTGTGCCAACCAATCGAATTCACCATTACCTGTAGCTTCTCCAGTGCAGTCCATGTGATTAAACACTTCAACTGCAGGAATAAAGCCCAAACTATTGGTTAATGTCTCAGTTTGTCCAGGGCTGCCTACAGGCATTGCACTCATTTGATTTGCAAACTCAATCTTTTCGTCAGAAATTGTTTGCTCAATGCGATCTTTGTAGACTTTTAGTTGAATATATTTCTTTTTGCCAGATTTACCGTTTGCAGACGGATAGTTATCAGCTAATCCATGTGTTTGCTGAACATTAAATGAATATATCAAGACAACTGACTCAAGTTCACCAGTTTGATCACGATATGCTCGATAATTTTCCTGAGGGAAGTATAGAATTTGATAACTTTCACCAGATGGTCTGAAATAAAACAGACCTTGTCCATCACACAAGAAATAATCGACAATACTGTCGTATTTCATTTCGAGCATGTTTTCTTCAACAATACGTGCTAGAAAATCCCTGCGTTTTCCAAATGAATCTTGCTCTGAGAAGAATTCAATACCTCTGCGCAGCATGAATGTACGCATTTGGGCGAGATGAGAAGACACAATCATTGTGTCTACAGACAAATCCCCTCGACGTTCTTTAGCAGCTAAGAGGATTTGTTGAAATTCACCTTTAACGGCAGTGTTTGCCATATTATTTCTCTTTAGTTATTTACAGTTTAAATCTTTTTGATTCGATCCATAGCATCTTCGTAAATTTCTTGAGTCTTATCTTCTACCGGAGGTGGAATTTCTGGTAATTCGAAATTGCCGGTAAATGGACTTCTTCCAAATAAGTTCTGGCTTCGTTCGTTAGAACGATTGCGTGATTCTGTAATAGATTTGTTTAAGCCACTTTCTAATTGACTTATTCTTTCAGGATCATTGGCACCATAATCACTGATTTTGCGTTTGTTGTAGCTCTTTTGCATATCTCTTTGGCCAAGCATATTGGAATCAATATACATATCCATAAATCTTGCTGCTGCAGCAGGGCTATCATCAGTATCAAAGAAGCCGCCCATAGTTGCTTTACTTGCAGCAGAGTCATATAAACCGCTTTCTCCACCGCCGCCTTGATAGTTAAAGACACGATTACTGCCACCATAGTAACGACGATTATCTGATTGATCTCTATTATCTGATTGATCTCTATTATCAATTGTTTGACTAATAGAGTTATCTTGATTTACTTGATTGTTATTGCCTTCAATACCAATGTCGTTATTCTGAGAAATAGGTGAAACAATTCCAGAATCTCCACCACTCACATTCCCAGTTTGCTGACTATTAGTTGGAGTTTGAGTTGTTTCAGGTGTAGGTGTTGGTTCAGTATTTGGTTCATCAGCATTATTTTTTGGACGATTATCTATCATATCTCTTAAATTACCTAATGCCTCTTCAGCTTTACCTCCCATTTTAGTTTCATCTTTATTACGATCAGCGTATTTAAGAACTTGCTTTGCTGCTCTATATTTATTTAATCCAAAATCTTTGGCGGCAGCATGTGCACGACGAATATCTAGAGCACTGAATCGATCAGAATCTTTGCCGGACCCAGCACCACTAGCTGTTCTATCGTAGTTGTTTAAATATTCAACATAACCGGCTAAATTGCCTTCCCCTGCTTTCCTTGATTTAGACATTTAATATTTATAAATTAAAGCTTTCACTATTGTAGTCAATTTGTAAGTTTCCTCTTCTTAAAAGACCGCCTATTGTTAATACCATTGAATCTACAGCGTCATCGTGAGGTGAATGACCAAAGTTTAAAAGTTCGTCTTCTAATACATTCCACTTTCTCCATTTATTCCAAACAACTCTTTTGTTTTCATATAATCCTAGAACACCTCTTAATCTTGCCAATTTATCTCCTTTAAATCCTTTTACTGGCGACACGCTCAAGTTGTATAAAGCACGTTGTTCAATTATTATCCTTTTGAAATCACCTTCAAATGAATTCTGATAAGCAACGGCTTCAGGCCATATTACGCACGGCGACATTGTTGGAAAAAATTGACCTTCATCGTTTTCAGCAAGGATGTTCCAGTCTGCAAGCATTTCGCAAAGAATGTCCATCTTTTCAAGATTGCCCATGGTGCGGGCACGACGTTGATCGATCATGTAAATTTTGCCTTCTTTGATTCCGCCAAGCGTCATTACGGTCCAGTCATTCTTTTCCCGTAAACCTGCACTAAGGTCGATTCCTACTCCTAAGCAGTCATAATCTTCAGGCACTTGGGCTTTAATAATCAGCTCAGGAGAGATACCCACATCAGTGGACCTTACAGCTGTATTTAAATACTGATACGCAAAAGCCACCCGATCTTCTAGCTTTCTTTCATTCAGATATTTCATAGACCAGAACTCTGGCCAATACGATCTTTGCTTACCATCGCTGTCTGTTAGGACAGCTTGCTGAACGATCTGCTTCCAGTTATTTTTTGGAATAAACAATGTGGCGTGTATATCGTCAAAGTGAAACCTGGTTCCCAGACAGATTGCCCTCGCACCTTGAAACATGGTCGGAGCAATAACGTTTGACCATGTCTGCTCCATTTCACGGCGAATGTCAGGATTGTTGATTGACGCAGCAGATTTAATAGGGTCATCGATGAGTACTAACTGCGACCGTTTCGATGTGATGGCACCTTTAAGACCCCCACACGCAATGGTGAACGCCTCTTCACCAGCCGTATCAATTCCTGCAAACTCATAATCAATACTCCAATATTCGTCACTTCTTTTTATTTTTGACAGCCTCACCATCGGGAAGACTTCACGATATTTAGTACTAGTTAGGATGCCTTTGATTGTTGCTGACTTTGCTCTACTGATATCTACCATGTAAGCGATGTACAGTATCCTTAGCATTTTTCCAGCAGCTGTATGCCGACCAATCATCCAGGCGGCAAACAATCCGAGGACAGTACTTTTAGCAGAACCTCGTGGTGCCAAGATGGCAGTATTTGGTCCTCCGATTCCTAAAAGACATTCGGTATCTTTGCCTGTACATAATTGTGCATGCCACTCCAACATATGTTTGGCTGGAGCTTTTCCCATGTATGTACAAAATGCTTGAAAATTATCTCTTGCTTCTAGTACTTCTTCACTAGGTGGTTTGACAGTTAACTTAGTCGCTGTCATTAATGCTGATCTTTTGTAAGCTAATGCAGCGCTTGATATTGCCATAAGTTAAACCTTTACCCCAAGTTTAACTTATATCTATCATCTACGTCCTAATCCAAAGTTTTTAGCTTTCCTTTCATATCCTCTATTCTTCAAGCGTTGGATAGCTTTACTACGTGCTTCCCTTGCTCTTGATTCTGCAAATGCAATACTCATATCGCGCTTTAGTTCTGCATCAGCTATTTGACGTGCTGAAGTGCCAGAGCCAGCTTCATCAATTGGTGGTAATGATTTAGGTAATGTGTTCGCTAGTCGAATGCCTGATGTACCTACGTCTACTATTGCAGGTAGTTCTCTAAGTTCAGGGCGATTTAGAGACATTAGTTTAGTTCACTATAGATTTTTGCCCACACTGCATTTATTGCATTATCAATAGGTTCAGCAAAGTGCGCATCATCTTTGAAGATTGCAGTTAGTTCGCGCATTACACGATCAGCACCGGCCAATATTAATCCACGCTTGTCAGTGGTCTTATTCATCCGATCAGACGTTTCAATATGCGAGCGCAGTTCTTTTTCCAACGAAGCCAGGCGAGCCGCACCATCCGACCCCTTGATCTCTCCCGAGGTAATCGCCATACGTAAGTCTTGTATATCGGAGTGGAGAGCAGCAATTTCGCTATTAAGTATTTCACGACGATTGAGCTTCTTAAATTTCATCTTGACCCAACGGGCCATATCATTAAATGTACCTGGGTATTTCAAGATTCCTGCATATACCCAAATTTCAATAACCGATGGAGTTGCCTCAGCAAATTCTCTGAAGTCTTCAGACTCCGCTGCAGGTAAGGTGTCTAGCCACTGGTCTACATAAGTGACGTAAACCTTACCTGTTTTAGATTGTGAAACGGTCATCAGAAGCCTCGTGCAAGACTGTTGGAGCGATCCTGTGCTCGTTGCTCAGTGCGAGCATTAATACGATCTTTGAATTCATAGCTCTTACGATCTTGATCACCTCTCGCAGCAACACCTAAGCGTTCCTGTTCACCTTGAGTAATAGTCTGCAGACGATCTTCTACTCCTTTTGATCTATAGTTTTTACGAATTTGTTCACCCTCTGCTTGCATAGTACCGATGTTTCGACCAAATTCACGGTTTTGATATTCATCTTGTAATTCAAACTGTTTATCCATTGCACGCATGCCGTAACCAAACTCATCAGCACGAGCATCTCGTTGATTTCTTAATTCTAAGTCGGCACCAAATTTCGCATTATCTTTATACAAGCCGGACTGAAACTCAGCCATACCTTTTGTCAGCTCACTATCAAAGCCTTTGCCTATAAAATCACCTATTAAACCGTATTTAATATCTCGTCCTAAGTTGTCATCTTTGTCTTGTGACGTACCCATAAACTTATCCATTATTTGCTGAAACATATTCATCCCTTGACTAGTTTTATTGATAGATTCTTCTGGCGTAGACGTGTCTT